GCAATCCTGTAGACATGGCAATGGTTAAACAGGACGCTCAAGGCGCATATATGGATGGCGACCCTGTTGAGTTTATTGGTGAACAATCCGTGCGGTGCGAATATGTGTATTGGGAAGACTTCACAATGTCGCCTGCACGGTGCTGGGATGATGTAAGCTGGATTAGCTTTAGGCATTTAATGACACGCCAGGAGCTTGTTGACTATTACAAGCAAAAAGGCGAGGAAATACCGCTCACATATCGCGGTGAGATGTCAGGCTATGACGATGACGGTCAGCCTGACATGGCTGAAATATTCGAAATCTGGGACAGGCGCACAGGCAAGCAGATATTCATTGCTGGCGATTACAATGAAATTTTAGAAGAGTTTGACGACCCTTACAACTTAGATGACTTCTGGCCTATGCCAGAGCCGCTCTATGCAATCAGCACCACAGACACCACACGGCCTGTGCCAGAAATACTGACATACGAAGATCAGTTATTTGAACTTGACCTGATTACGCAGCGCATAGCAAACCTCACAGAAGCCCTGAAAAGGCGGGGTGTCTATGACGCATCGTTTCAAGAGTTGGTTAGACTGTCCGATGCCGGAGACAACACTTTCATACCAGTTGATAATATGGCAATGCTCCAAGCGGGTGGTGGTCTAGCCAATGTTATGCAAGAAGCACCGCTTGACGGTATAATAAAAGCCCTGGCGCAGCTTTATCAGTCGCGGCAGATTGCCATACAAACAATTTACGAAATCACAGGCATTTCGGATATTATGCGGGGGCAGTCGGCCAGCCGCGAAACAGCAACAGCCCAGCGCATAAAAGGACAGTTTGGGGCCATGCGGCTTGTCAACAGGCAACGGCGCATTGAGCAGTTTCTGGACAGCATTATGGAGCTTAAAGCTGAGTTGATGGTTGAAAATCTTGAGCCACGGCTGCTGTCGCGCATCACTGGCATCAACATCACCCCAGAGGCGGTTGCGCTTATGCGTGATGAGCGGCTGCGTAACTATAAAGTATCAATCGATACAGATGAAAGCAGTGCAATAGATTCAGCCAGCGAGCAGAAAAGCAGAACAGACTTTTTGATAGGAATGACGCAGTTTTTGCAGGCAATCGGGCCTATTGTGCAGTCAGGTGCTGTTGGCTTTGAACAGGCAAAACAAATGCTGTTGTTTGCTGCCAGGTCATTTCCAGGCTCACGCGACCTGGAAGAGACACTTGAGGCCATCGAGCCGCCACAGCCACAGCCAAACCCAGCAGACAAGCTTGTTGAGGTAGAGGCTGCAAAGGTACAGGCACAAGCAGACCAGGCAGCGGCAGACGCACAAGTGAAGGTTGCCAGGCTGCAGCTTGACCAGCAACGTGCGGCTGCTGACGCTCAGTTTAAGCAGCAGAAGTTGGATATTGATGCAGCCAAGGTGGTGACGACAGGATGAGAAACGATGAGGCACTAGCTCGTTTCATTGTTTTAAGCGGGTATAGCGATATACATAAAAAATTCAACATTGGTGACATGCACAGGCTATATCTGCCGCCCATAGCGTTGGGTCAATACCGGCTATGGGAAGCAGACACAAAGCCGCTTGGGTTTATGACCTGGGCTTTTTTCAGCAAAGAAGTTGAAGAGGGGTATTTGTCTGGTGAGCGGCAAATCACGCCAGATGATTGGAATAGTGGGCATATACCGTATGTCATCGATTTTGTGGGGCCGTTTGGTTCAGTGGGTAAAATGGTGCGTGAAGCGCGGCAGCACTTACGCGCCGAATATGGGCCAAAGATGTTTTTTCGAGGCTGGCGTAAATACAGGGGCAAAACATGTTTAGTAAGTACCTGAAGTTTGACGGCGATCCGTTTAATTTTGAGCAACGGCTTTTTTGCTTTGTTGGTGATGGCGGTGAAGACCCTACAGGGGCAGATGAAGATGAGCGTTTGGAAATAGAAGAGCGCGGAACTTTGCTCACTCCAGATGTAGGCAGAGCAAGTCGCCAAGCAGCAGGCGGCGGCACTGTAAATTTTACAGTCTCTCAACAAGCTATTGACGATATGAATAAAGCTGGTGACGAAGATTCACGCCAGGAACGCCGCGAAACATTTTTTGGGGATGCTACAATAGACCAGAGAGGCGACACCATATCAGAGGCTGCTATTGATGATTTGCTGGCCCGTAGCTTTTCGGCTGGTTCACGCATCACGCCAGCAGAAGGTGTTGTAGCAAACAACCAACTCAGCCTGTCAAACAACCCAATAGCCAACTTAGCCAGGACGTTGCAAAACAAACAGGCGCAGAATGTTCGTCAGCAAATCGTTGCAGGCGGCACACCTTTCACAGATGACCAGGGCATGATTCAAGGTGCTATGACCCCGCGAGGCGGTTTTGTTGGAGATCAAAGTTTGAACCCAAACCCACCCATGTCTGGCGGCGGTGATGACAATCAAATGGTGCAACAGCCGCCATCTACCGGCGACCCGCAAGACCCTGGCACAACCACACCAGAAACGATTGATGATGCAGCTATTAATTATCTGCAAAACCCGTTTTACTTGTATTCAGGACAAGGCAACCTTTACAACCCCTATGGCTTTGCTCAAGGCACACTCGTTGACTTGTTGCGAACCAGGGGTATGAGGCAACCAGAACAGGCAGACACGCTTGGCCTGTTTGCGAACCCAAGGGACTTTATGTAATGCAGATTGATTTAGAAGACGCGCAGAGCGCATATCAAAACTTGACTGAACAAGAGCGCGAGTTGATCCGTGAGGCAATGGATAGCCCGTTAGCATCAGTTTTGGGCAAAGTGTTTCCAGACTTAATGAGCGCGTTGGGCAGTTTTAACAAGCCGCGCCGCAAAATGGATGCAGCACAGCGGCGCATGGCAGCAGGGATGTTGATGAGATGAGCAAACAAACATTTGTGGTAAGAGACGGTAAGTTAGTTCCTAAAGAAGAGGCCAGCCGCGAAGCTGAACTTTCTATTATGAGGGACATTGAGCCTTACCAGAACATGAAGGATTTCGGTTGGATAACCAGCCGTTCACAGCACCGTGAGTTCTTGCGGCGCAACAACTTTGTAGAAATAGGGAATGAGCAAAATCATTTATTGACATGACAGACACACAACAGCTTGATAGCACTGAAGCTGGGGTTGATGCAGGCGCATCCATCCCGCAACAGCCAGCAAGGCCCGAAACTGTAGCTGAAACACTGGCTAAGACATTACAATCATTTGAAGGTGAGGCAGAGGCAGAAGAAGAAACACTGCCAGAGCCGCCAGAGGCTGAAGAGGCTGAAGAGGCTGAAGAACAGCCAGAAGAAGCAGAAGAGGCTGAAGAGCCTCACGAGGCTGATGAAGAGGGGGAGGAGCAAGAAGCGGCTGAGTTAGAGCCCCTTGAAGCCCCTGCACATTGGCCCAAAGATTTTGCAAAAGAATTTAGTGAGTTGCCAACTAAAGCGCAGCATTTGTTAATGCACCGCTATAAACAAATGGAAGGTGACTACACACAAAAGACACAAGGCATTGCCAAATACAAAAAAAGGCAAGAGCAGTTTGATGAAATTATGCAGCCGTTCAGGGGTGACTTTGAGCGTGCTGGTATGGATGATGTAGCAGCTATCAGGCAACTGTTAGCCGCGCATGATTATCTGCGTAAAGACCCTCAAAACGCTATTAGCTGGCTTGCAAACCAGTATGGCGTGGATATGGCGGCAGTCAGTAATGACCCAGCGGCAGAGGATGACTACACAGATCCAACCGTTAAAGCCCTACAGCAGCAAGTGGCCCAGCTAACAGGCTTTATACAAAATCAACAGACACAGCAGCAGAGCCAAGTACAGGCAAGCACGCAGTCTCTGATTGACCAGTTTGCACAAGAGAAGGATGATAAGGGCAACCTAGCGCATCCGCATTTTGATGCAGTATCGAACCACATGGGCGTTTTGATTCAAAACAATGTCGCCCCTGACCTGGCAACCGCTTATGACATGGCTGTAATGGCTGACCCTAAGTTGCGTCAGGAAAAACTCGATAGCTACGCAAAAAGCCAGGCACAAACATCAGTGCAATCTGATGCGGTAGCCAAGGCAAAAAAAGCGCAACGGTCAAAAGTCAGAGGCAGTGCAAAACCAGCCGCACCCGCGCTCCCCGCAAATGCGTCTATTCGTGACACTATTGCAGCGTCAATTCGACAACTTGAAAATGGAAGGAGCTAGTTATGGCTAGTCCAAATCTTTCAGAGATCGTCACGACCACCCTGCGTAATCGCAGCCGGACGCTCTCAGACAACGTAAGCAACCACAACGCATTGTTGCGGCGTTTGCGTGAAAATGGCAACCAAACCTCTGTCACAGGCCGTGACATTGTGCGTGAGCTTGAATATGCCGACAACGGCACAGTGCAGTTTTACAATGGCTATGAAACACTTGATGTTTCACCGTCAGACGTATTATCAGCCGCTGTGTTTGATTATAAGCAGCTTGCCGGTAACGTCACTATTTCTGGCCTAGAGCAAATCAAAAACTCAGGTGAGCAAGCTCTCATCAATCTGCTTGAAGCGCGTATTAACGTGCTTGAAAAGTCGATGATGAACAGCCTGTCTACATCAATTTATTCAGATGGCACTGGTTCATCTGGCAAAGAAGTAGGCGGCTTGCAGCTTATCGTGGCAGATGCTGGCACAGGAACAGTTGGTGGCATTAATTCATCAACCTTTACTTTCTGGCAAAACGTCCAGACCACAGCAACGTCAAGTGCATTTAGCACAGCAAACGTGCAGGCAGATATGAATAATATTTATCTGCAACTCGTTCGCGGCGCAGACAGCCCTGACCTCGTTATGGCTGGCACAAATGCCTATAAGGCGTTTCTGGGCAGCTTGCAGGCAATCCAGCGCATCACATCAGACGATCTGGCAAACTCTGGTTTCACCAGCGTCCAGTATCTAAACTCTGATGTTGTGTTTGATTCAGCTTGTAACACAAACCGCATGTACTTCCTCAACACAGATTATCTGCGTTTGGAAGTTGCAGCATCACGGGACTTTGTGCCTGGTGAAGCGAAAATGTCAGTAAACCAGGATGCTATGGTGACACCAATGTTCTGGTCAGGAAACCTGACTTGTTCAAACCGTGCGCTCCAGGGCGTGATCCACACATAAGGAGACTTTTGCATGACTATTGCAGCAGTAATGGGGATTGACCCCACAAGCGTCTCTGACACACCTGAGTTTCAGTTGGGTCAGCTTGGCGCAGTCATTGACGACACAAATGGCACACGCATTTACAAGTATCTGCAATATGATACTGGCAGTGCGGGTGCAGATGCTGTCGCTGGTGAAGTTGCTTATTATTACACTCTGGATGGTTACAAAAACTTCCAAGTAACCAGCGATCTGTCGGACTCAGTAGAGATCGGCGCGGGTGTAATTCAAGCAGTAATGACAGATGGGCAATATGGGTGGTTCCAGGTTACTGGAGTAGCTACCTTGACCATCGCGCTCACAGCGGGTGCTGATGGCGACCCTCTAACACCAACAGGCGCAGCCGATGGCACACTTGATGTTTCAGCAGCCGCTACAGACAATGTTTGTGCGATTGCTGGTGATATCAGTGACAAGGAAATAATCTGCACATTTCCTCTGTAACTTTGCAATGGGGCGGGGAAACTCGCCCCTTCTTTTTAAATGGGAGTAGTTTATGGGAACGAAGGGCATATTTTTTGAACGCGAGTTAAACGGTGAAACACGAGATTTTTGCCGCATCGAAATTTCAGGTGTGCGCGATGTTTGGGAGGGGCCAGCTAGGCCAGAAGATATCCAGCGTTTTCCTGCGGAGTGGGAAGCCTTCAAGAAAAAAGGCAAACGCAAAAAGCCTAAAGGTTCGAGTTTGGCGGCGTTGCCTGGTATGACAGAGCCGCGCCGTTGTGAGCTTGAACTAAACGATATTGAAACTGTAGAGCAACTAGCATCTGCGGAAGAAACCACCTTAAGAAATATAGGTGAGCCGTATGTAGAGCTTGCCAAAATAGCCAAACTGCAAGTCCAAGCATCCAAGCAAAAGGATGACTTGGTTGTTGAAGTTGCAGTAGCTGCTCAATCCCTGGCTGAAGAGGTGAAAAATGAGCCTGCTAACCATAGCGCAAAACGTAGCTGATTTTACAGGGTTCGAACGGCCTACCACAGTTGTAGGTAATTCAGACCCAATCGCACGGCAACTGCTTGTCTTTATCAATCGTGAGGGCAAGCAACTTATGCGTTCACATAACTGGCCTATTCTGCTGAAAGAGCATACTTTTAGCACCTCGAACGGTACGCAAAGCTATGACTTGCCAAGTGATTATGATCGCTCAGTTGGCGACACTATGTATAATCGCAGCGATTTGGAGCAAATGGTTGGCCCAATCACACCGCAACAATTTCAGAACGACAGGCACGGTTTAGCTTCTGTTGGCATCACACAACGGTTTCGCCTAAAGCCCTCAAGCAACGCTTTGAAGTTTGACATAACGCCAACACCGTCAGCAACAGAAACCATTGGCTTTGAGTATGTAAGCAGTCATTGGAACCAAACAAGCGGCGGTTCATCACAGGCGGCTATGGCGGCTGATACGGACACGGGCATATTAGATGAAACCATTATTGAAATGGGCGTTACCTGGCGTTTTAAGCAGGCTCACGGCCTGACTTATGACGAGGACTTCCGCCAATACCAGCTTGAACTTAGGCAAGCCATAAGCCGCTCTGGCGGCGCACCAATCATCCAGCTAGATGACGCACGGCGTTATCTGGTCAACCCATATAGTTACAATCTACCCGACACAGGTTTTGGTATCTAATGCTTAGAGCGTTACAGTCATCAAATAGATTCAGGGTCAAAGCTGTTTCGATACCAGCTCCTGTGGGCGGTCTAAACAGCCGTGACAGCATTGACGCTATGGCTCCGACAGATGCCATTATTATGTCTAACTTTTTCCCAACCGTTGAAAAAGTGACCCTGCGCGATGGCTTTACACAGTTTTGCACCGGCATAGGGTCAGGCAATGTTGAAACGCTAATCGAGCATAATGCTGGCGCGAACAGGCAGCTTTTAGCTATTGGTTCTGACGGCGTTCTGTACCAGATAGACACAGGGTCAGCAGTTAGCAAAAAAACTGGCCTTGCAAATGGACGCGCAGAGCATATTGAGTTCAACAATGTGTCTGTTGTTGTGCCAAGCGGTGCAAACGTGCCGTTTAGCTGGAACGGTTCTAGTGCGTCAGACTTGTCTATCACACTGTCTGATGGTGTGAACCCGAACACACTTACAGGTGTCCATGCTCACAAAAACCGTGTGTATTATTGGACAGGCACAAGTCAGAATTTTTACTACAGCGCAACTGTAGATACCTTCCAAGGCAATTTCACAAAGTTTCCTGTTGGGCTCGTTGGCACATTCGGCGGTAACATTCTATCAATTAACAGCCTGAGTATCGATGGCGGTGAGGGCGTCGATGACTTGCTTGCCATCATAATGACTTCAGGTGAGGTGCTTATCTACAGCGGCTCCAACCCCAGCAGTGATTTCTCGCTGGTTGGTACGTTTAGAATAGCAGAGCCTGTCAATGAAAAGCGCGGAATTGCAAAGCTGGGCGGCGATGTAATTGTGATGACTAGAGAGGGTTATCTGCCACTTAGCCAGGTGGTACGACAAGATTTGATAGGCAATAAAGCACAGGCTATATCTGAAAAGATACGAGGCACTGTAATTAACCAGGTAAAGCTAACAGGCACGAGTACAGGCTGGCAGATTTTTGTCAGCCCAGACGGCGACAAGGTATACTTCAATTATCCAACGGGCGACACAAACGACCCGTTTAACCAGCATGTTTTCAACCCAATCATCAGAGCCTGGTGCATATTTGAAAATATGGCCTCACACGTTTGGGGCCAGTTTAACGGCGACACCTTTTTTGGCAGTTCAGATGGTAAGGTTTTCAAGGTAGGTGGTGACTCAGACAATGATGAGAACATTGTTGGCGATTTAAGCACCAGTTACAACTATTTCAACGACAGGGCTGGCATTAAAAGGTTCAGTTCTGTGCAGCCAATGCTTGAAGGTTTGACAGACGTAGACTTCAGTTTTGGTGTAGGTGTTGATCAAAAACCACCTAGCACTATTGAGGTTGCAGCAGTAACTTTTGCAAGCAACCTTGCAACTTGGGACGTTGCAACCTATGACGATTTTTTCTGGGCTGACTCTGCCGGTGCAGGCACAACCAGGCGGCGTAAAGCAATCAACCAGCTTGGATATAGCGCGGCTTTGCGGGTCAAAGTAGCAACAAACACACAAACCATCAGCTTTATCAGCGCACACTATACCTTTGAGCAAGGGGGGCCAATGTAATGCCTTTTTCATCAGGAACTTTCACGCGCACATTTGACTGCACAACAGACAGAGATAATGGCGTAAAAATTCTTGCAAGCAAGTTTGATACAGAGCTTGATGGCTTTGCAACTGGCCTGACAACAACGATTTTGAAAGATGGCAGTCAGACTTGCACAGCCGCAATCCCGTTTGCTCAAGGCATCACCCTGCCTGACAACAAAACCATCACCCTTGGCACAAACTCAGACATTACCATCCAATATGATGAAACTACGAATGACAGTTTAGAGATAGCGGCAGCCGTAGAAGGTGCTGCCCTTGGTATAGTATTGAAAGCCGACCAGGGCGATGACAACGCAGATCATCATAAAATGACGATTGCAGATGGCGGCACACTTACACTGGATTCTAAAATATCTGGCAGTTTTGTCAGCTACTTTACACACACCCCTCATGCAACGGTAGCAAGCTCAACCACCGCCATAGGCGGGAATTTGACCGCTGGGGGTGATGTTACAATAACTGGTGATCTAACTGTCACTGGTGATGACATAACAATGTCAACAAACACAGCCGGTCATTTGCTTATTGCTGATGGCACAAACTTCAACCCCGTTAGCATCACAAGCCTGTCAGCTATATCAACTGTTGCCAATGATGATGTATTTTTGGCTGTCGATACTTCTGGCGGCGGTTTGAAAAAGATTGAACGCAGCACGATTGTTGCAGGGCTTGCCACATCAAGCGCAATATCAAATGTTGCTGACGATTCGACTCCCCAGCTTGGAGGATCGCTTGATGTCAATGGCGAGGATATAGTTAGCGTTTCCAACGGTAACATCACGCTAACGCCAAACGGTACGGGCGTTGTTAGGGTAGACGGCACTAACGGCATTGATATGGAGTCAGGTGCGATATCCATCAAAAACGGTGGTTCCGAATCTTATGTAAGGTTCTATTGTGAATCCAGTAACGCGCACTACACACAACTACAAGCGTCACCACATTCTGCATATTCAGGCAACGTCACAGTGGTTTTGCCAGCTAGTGCAGGCACAATGGCTCTTACATCACAACTGCCGACCAGCGGCATATCAAGCGGAAATGTAGCAACATTCACGAGCGGTGTTGCAGATGATGATTTTCTGAGGGTAGACGGCACGGCTGTTGAGGGGCGTTCTGCGGCAGAGGTGCTTTCTGATATAGCTGCCATGCCTCTTGCTGGTGGCGCGTTTACAGGCGATGTGACCTTTACTGGTGCGAGCTATAACATTGTTTTCGATGCGTCTGATAACAGGCTTGAGTTTGCCGACAATGCCAAAGCGTCATTTGGTACAGGAGATGATATTTCAATTCATTGGGATGGCACAGATGGGCATTTGGCTGTTGCTGGCACATTGAATGTCGAGGGGTCAGGCGAAACACTTGCAAAATTTATAGATGACGGGGCTGTTGAGCTTTATCACGATAACAGCAAAAAGATAGAAACAACCGCAAACGGTGTCACTGTAAGCGGCACTGCCCTTGCTACAACCAACACAGACACCAGCAACACTGGCTCTGTGACGTTAGATTTTGCTGCAAATCAAAACCATGTTCTTACCCTTACAGGTAACGTGACGCTTGCAAACCCATCTACAGAACAAGTAGGTCAGAGCGGGTTTTTGGTTTTGATCCAGGATGGCACAGGCGGCAGAACAGTCAGCCTTGGCACAGATTATGAGACTGCTGGCGGGGCTGGCCTTACACTATCATCAGCCGCAAGCACAACAGACATTGTGCCTTATGTTGTAGCTGCATCAGGTCGCATCTTACTAGGTGCGCCACAGTTGGCGTTCAGCTAATGAGCGGCCCGTTTGGTTCATCGCAATGGATGTATTCATCTGGTGCTGATTTCTATTCGCACAGCATAGACCAATCCGCTCGCTTTGACGGTGGTAGTAGTTCAGTTTTGTCTCGCACACCCTCTTCAACAGGCAATCGAAGGACATGGACTTGGAGTGGCTGGGTAAAACGCTCAGTTCTTGGAACTTCACAAAATTTTTACACACTTTTTAGTGCTGGCCCTTATACTGGAAGTTCTACACATCTTGGATTTTATTATTCAGGGTCAAAAATCGACATTATCTCTTTTTACCAATATACAAGCGGCTATCAGATTTTTTATGAAACAAACGCTGTTTTTAGAGATCCATCTGCTTGGTATCATTTTGTTGTAGAAGTAGACACAACCAATTCAACAAGCACAGATAGAGTAAAAATATATTTAAACGGTGAGCAAATAACCTCGTTCCAAACCAGCACGGCTCCAAGTCTAAACCTTGATACATATTTGAACTTATCTGGAACGACACATTATGTTGGTAGTTCTTCACGAGCAAGCACAGACAATCTTGAGGGCTATCTGGCAGAGGTTAACTTTATTGACGGAACTGCTTTAGATGCAGATTCATTTGGAGAAACAAAAGCTGGCATTTGGATACCTAAAGATACATCTGGTTTAACCTTTGGCACAAACGGTTACAGATTAAAGTTTCAAGACAGTTCTGCTTTAGGTGATGACACAAGCGGAAACGGCAATGACTTTACAGCCAGCGGTCTTGCGGCAACAGATGTGGTGCTGGATAGTCCCACGAATAACTGGTCTACGATGAACCCCTTAAATGGGGACGGTGGTACAACTTGGAAAGAAGGAGCCCTAGAACTTTCAACAGCTAATAAAGGCAACAATGCAAACACATTTTTCATGGAAAGTGGGAAGTGGTATTGGGAGGCTATTGGCACATATCCAGGCTATGTTGGTGCTGTATGTGCGTTTGATAGAGGCACATACAACAACACCATTTCTATTTCGGGTAGTGATAGTATTGGCTACTACAGCACTGGAACTGTCTATTGGGGTACAGGCACTAACACCACCCCAGCATCGTATAGCGCAACAGATATTATTGGTGTTGCTGTAAATATGGATGATGGAGAGATTAGTTTTTACAAAAACAATTCACTTGAGGTCACACTAACATTTTCAAGCACTATAAGTAGGCTTGCAACAGAGGGTTGTTATGCTTGCTACAATAATGGTTCCACAAGCACTACAAAAGAGTTTAACGTAAACTTTGGTCAAGACAGCAGTTTTGCTGGGAATAAAACAGCACAAGGCAACACAGACGATAATGGCAACGGTGACTTTTATTACAGCCCACCGTCCGGCTTCTTAGCCCTTTGTTCGGCCAACCTACCCAACCCCGGTATTGACCCTGCACAGGACGAAGAGCCAGCGGATTATTTTAATACGGTGTTGTTTACTGGGAACGGCTCAACGCAAAGCATTACTGGTGTTGGCTTCCAGCCTGATTGGGTTTGGATAAAGATGCGTTCAGATGGCAGTAGAGGTCACGCTTTGTTTGATGTTGTAAGAGGTGGCACAGAACGCATTGATTCAGCTTATTCACAAGAAGGCCGCACAAATGAGGGTAACATTTCGTTTGATTCGGACGGCTTCTCTGTTACATCGTCACATCCAACTGTAAACGATAGCAGTGATACTGTTGTTGCATGGAACTGGCTGGCTGGTGGCTCTGCGGCAAGCAACACTGATGGCACAATTACATCGTCTGTGTCTGCAAATACTGAGGCAGGGTTTAGTATCGTTGGCTATACTGGCACAGGCTCTGCTGGTAC